CCATGGTCCATCTTCAGTAAAAAATGTTAACAACTCTTCAGGGCTTTTACCAAAAGACAAAGCAAGAGCCATAATACCACCAATAGAACTACCAGTTATGACATCAAAATATTTCCATAATTCGTTTGGGTTAATTCCCCACAAATCCACAAAGGATTTTAAGAAATTAGCAGAAACATAACCTCGCATGCCTCCGCCATCTAGCGATAAAATTCTTAATGTATTAAAATCACTCATTCCATTTTATGTTATTTAGTTTGTTTAATAACGCATTAGAAGCTAATACTGGATTCTCACCTGGGCTAGTGTAGTCTTTTGGTAATCTTGCATTTTTGAAAGGCTTAGGGTCATCTCGTACAATTGGCGGTCTATTTTGCTGGCAAGGCTTATCTAAGTATGGTTTTCCTACCATAAGACCAGTCCAAACTAAATTATTTCCCCTCCATTCCATTTGCTTGACAAGATCGCAATGATTAAAATCAAAGCCACTATCATCGCATACACCCAAACCTTGAGGATTGGTAGAGTTTACTTTAACGTTCTTGCCTTTCCAGCGTGCTACAAAACTCATAATTACTCCACATATTGATTGCCATACCAGCTAGGTCTAATACTTATAGTATTTTCTTCGCTGTCTTCCATCGTTGCTAAGTTGAATGTATTCTGATATTCCCCATTAAGCATCTCGGCCATTTGGCTGTTGAATTTTAAGGCTAATTTAAAACTTAAGCCCATAACCAACGCAGGATAAAACCTTGATGGGATTTCAAGCGTATTAGTATATAGACCAACATCTTGCATCACTTTTTTATAAGAATACTCAATAGCGTTATACATAGAAGAAGGAGTTGGCCATACAGAAATGGAAGGCGTAATAGTTCTGTCAAAATAATAAACAGAAGGTCTTCCTGTAACATTTTTTTGAGGTAATTGTAAGTATTCATTTCTACTAATTGAACTAACAACAGTATCTGTTACATTATTATTAAAATAGATTTCTTGAATGTTTAAAGTAGCTCCTTCCGTTTCCCGAATTCGATAATATCTCGCTTCTGCCGGGCTTGTAATATCAAACCAATATAGCTGATCTTTTTTGTATATTTGAGAAGGTATATTTAAAACACTAAACCAAGTGCCATTATCATTAGAGGCTTCAATGTTTAAGGTATATGTAATATCTGCATTCGAAGTAATGCCAAAAAATACTATGTTTTGCTCATTCCCTTCCCCATAATCATAAGAAATATTACCATCGGCGGCGTTTTGAGTGCAAGCAGTAGAGGCATTTCCATCAAAGGCATTTGCTGCTACTCCTCCGTTACTTGATGCCGGAGTGCCATTTAATTGACGAGTAGAAGTACGTAAATTAACTTCAGTTAAGTCGCTTACATAATTTTCTAAAGAATATTTATTCTGTAAGGCTTTTAATGATAAAAAACTGCTATTTAAAGTCCATAAATTAGTAGATTTATTCATCCATTCAAGTAACAGAAGATTAATACTTCTTCTTGCTGACTCTAGTTTTTGTGGTGTAATAAATTCTGGAGCAACGCCTATATTTTCATAAGAATCCCTTATTAAAGATTCTACTTGAACTGATTGAAAATTATAAGTGCCAGAAGCGTTTTTCACAATTTTAAACCTGTATGAAATCAAAATTAACAAACTCTATAATGTCTCTAGAAATAATATCTTGAGAAGGTATAGTTACTTTCATTAAATAATTTAATACTACCCTTTGAGAAAATGCTTGAGGAAGCATATATTCGGTAAAAAAATCAGTTTGGCTATCTGTACTATGCAAATACCCCTCTTCTATTATTCTTTGAAAAGTTAAAGGAATATCATTAATGTTTTTTAAAGAGCTATATAAATGCAAATTATTTATTTGAAAAGGGTCTTCGCCTTTTGATTCTGCAACTAAAGAAAAGTTATAATTTAAATTAGTCCTGTATAAATCAATTGGAATTAATATATATGCCTCGCTACCAATGGTTACATCGATCAAATTTAGATTTGATTGATCTGGAGTAATAGATAGAACTTCGTCAAATACATTCACTGTTTCAACAAATAATATACCATTAGGGCCAGATAATGTTTCAACAATCTCTTGATCATTTTGTTTGCCTTTTATAGTGAAAGACACACTAGACAAATCAACTAAAGATTGTAAACGCAAATTGCGAGTAGTATTAGTATTTTTTAATATAAGAGCAGTGTTTAAAATTGGGTCTATTAAATTCCCATTAAAATGTAAAGACTCATTAGCAACTAAAGGAACAGCTGTACATATCGCATTGTTATTTGTTAAACTGGCAACTGTACTAATTTGTATATTTATATTACGCATAATAATTTTTTAAATAAAAACGCACAATTGATATTAAAAATATTAACTGCGCGTATTAAATGTTAAGCCCCAGGTGAGCCGAAAATACCTCTTGGATTTGATACACCAAATGAATAACGTTCTGTTGCTTTCGCCATGACGTTATCTGTTTGATAATCCACATAAGTATCAGTCTCAACTCCTGTTCTTTGATAATGCTTTAATCCATCAGGAGCATCAGTAAGAACAAACCAAGCATCAGCAGAAGTAAGATATTGATTTACTCTGTATCCTTCTGGAATGTAATCATTGTGATACATAGCATTAATATCGTTGTTTGCTGTACCGATTCGGAATTGGCTATTTAGCAGTCTTGATGCTGAGAATTGTAGCTCTCTAGGTACAATAATCTTTTTAGCCATTGTCTGAGCTAAAATACCTGATTGCATTGGGAACTTTTGAATAGCAATAATTGCTTGCTCTACACCAGCTTCACTAAAATCAACGCTGGCATTTCCAGCTAAAGTATTTGAAAAAGTGCCTCCATCAATTGGATGATTTGCAGAACATACAGCTTGCCCATCACCAATAGGATAAGCTGCATTAAAAGCATTATTAAGTACATTTGCTCCAAGAATATTTTTAGTAACTCTTAAAGAGTTTCTAAGTGATACAGCTTGTTGCGGGAATTGATTTTGATATAAATTATCTTCAACAGCTTCTTTAGTAATAGTAAAAGATAAACCAACTCTTTTATGTACGTAGTTAGTAATAATTCTTTGTCCCATACTATCTGTTGCAATTGGCTGACCTTCAGGTTTGATGTCAGCAGCACCAAGATATTTCATTTCAACTTCAATTTCCTGATATTTATCAGACTTATAAGTCTTAAAAATTTCAGTCCATTGTTCAGGATATGTTGGATATTGACCAAATACTGCTTTTAATCCTGGACGCAGTAATTCGGCAATTTGACCGGTATTAATCATTTTATTTTACCTCTTTATGCTAAAGTAGTTCCTACAGTCCCTGCTTTGTAATAATGATTATTAATCATCACTCTTACATTTAAGAAAGGAGTAGTCTCTAAAGTTAATTTAGAATCTGCTGTATTTTTTGGGTCTAAAGTATAACCTATTGCTTTTAACGGCAGGGTAGCGCTCGTTTTGACATAATCATGATCATTGTTTAATGCAGTAGATGTACTTGCATCTAGATAAAACGCAGATTGACCTGTTCTAGTATCTCCACTTGCTGGGTTATTTGCATAATTAGCATCCTCCCCATTAATCTGAATAGTGTTAAAGTTCGTTCCACCGCCAATATTTAGAGCAAAGTTACTTCCAAAACTTCCAACATTTGCAGCTGTATCATTTGTAACTGGTAGATAAGGTCTACTTACAAAAGCGTTAGCAGCAGCATCTTTTGAAGTTGATATTTGAATATCAAAAACAGTGTTTGGATCATCAAGAACAAAAGCTTTAATTTTTGTTCCAGCCTGTACTCTAGTTGATGCAGGCCAATAAGGTGATTGGACCAATTTACCAGTTGCATCAGTATATTCGCAACCTTGAAAGACTCCAAGAATTGTTAGATCAGAGAATGTGCTTGGTGTTGCATCTGCAAAATTAGGTAGATATACCGATATAGTGCCGACATCTGCTACAGCAGGGTTAAATACTACTGGATCACCAGTAAAAATATTACTTGCATAAGTAGTATCACCATCTGCACTTGCAGATATATAATATTCATTTGTCTTTTCAGTCCAAGAGCCTCCGTTGATAGACGAAATAGGCCTTAAACCAAAAGGAGCATTGACGCCATACGCCATAATATTCCTCTATATTTATATTAAAAATTAAATTTGAATCTTTAAGGCTAAAAAACAAAAACCAAAAATACGATTTTGAAGGTTCGTAGAACCTATATAGAAAGGAATCTTTTATGGGAAGATTAAAAACCAACTCAACGTTTTTATGTCTCGTCTGACGTTTTTTTTAAGGGAAAAAGATAAACCATATGGATACGATTTTGATAAGTTCGTAGAACTTAAATTCACCCTCCCACAATCTTTAAAATAAAAGTTGTGGGAAAGCTAAAAAACATAAAACCAAAAAAGGTAAAAAACTTCTTGGTCTATTATAGCATAAAATAAAATATATAACAACTCACTCCATAATAACTATAGAAACTCCATCAGGCGCACTTTGTACAAATTCACCACTTGCGTCTAGTATAGAAATTGTGACAGAGTTTGTTGTTCTAACAGTCCAAAAGGCATGGTATACAGGAGGAGGTAATGCTCCGCCATTATAATTACTTCCTAAAGATAATATAACCCCATAATTTATTGAAGACATAGGAGTAGAAAAGTTCACCACGTAATTGCCATTATTTCCTGTTATGCTATCGACATTTTGCGACTTTTCAATAACAATAGTATTGACACCAGCGTTGATAGTATCAGTAAAAATCCCCCACGCTTCAGGCAAATAAGCATTATTAAATACTCCATTTACTGTTAAATCATTAACATTAGTGATATTGCCGCTGACATCTATAGATACTCCGTTAGTAGATATAACACCAGTACCATTTGTTGAAATAGATATATCTCCATTAGCATTATTATTTGTAATTGTTGAACCGCTTAAAGTAATATCGCCAACAGCAACGGAATTTAAATTGCTTATAGAATTATTTACATTAATAACAGGGTCGCCATTTATACCATCACTATTATCTATTTCAATATTAGAACCAGCCACTAAATTTCTTGTAGCATAAATAGAAGGATTATTGGCGGTAATAGTAGTAAATCCAGTAGACGCTATTTGATTAAAATTAGATAGAGAGTCTGAAATCTGAAATCCAATAGTTCCACCCGGTGGCTCTAAAGGCTCTCCTGTTATTATTAAAGAATTATTAGAACTATT